ATAAATAACTTAATACTTCAGGATCACCATTTTTGCTATCATATAGAATAACTATTTCATCTTTTATTCTCTTATTTTCTAATAAAAATGGAACAAGTTTCTGTATTTCAAGAAACTCATTACATACTGTTATTGCATAACTTATTTTCATATTTTTCTATTCTGGTAATAACCCAATATATGAAAGGGCATCTATAAAATCACGTTCTTTAAAATATTTTATAGTAGTCATATCAGCTCTATATTTTTCGCCTTTATATTTTTCTTGATCTTCTTTAGGAATTTCAATAGCTTTTACTGCTCCCCAATTCCAATTTTCTAAATCTTTACCTGAGGCAAATATCATTCCATTTTCTTTAACATTAACGGTATTAGGAAGCCATACTAGTTTAGTTTTAGGATCAGTCCATGCTAAATCTTTATAAATTTCAGGTAAAATACTTATTTGTTCTTCATAAAATTCAGAACCCTCTAACATTAGAGTATTAGTCCAAAACCCACAAGATAAACTATAATAATTAGTAATATCTTTATTTATTTCTGTTTTGTAACATAAATCACCTCCAGATTTAGGACAATCTACTATTTCATCAAAATTCATATTAATTATATCTTTTTAAGTTTAGGTAAAGAAATTGTTGGCATTTTTAGTTCTACTTGCTGAGCGATTTCAGGTACCTTATTTTTATCATCCAATATACTATGGATTAAAGTAGACATTTTATCCCAACTAAAATTAGTTTTAACATAGTGTTTTTGTTGTTTTCCTTTTATAGAATATTCTTTATATTTTTTATATATTGTTTTTAAAGAACTTTTTAAATCCTTAGGATCAACTTGAAACCATTTTGATTCAGGTATTAACCAATTGTTAGCAGCAGAAGGATGAACATTTTCTAAATGACCTTTAAGTAAACTAGTAAAAGAGGGGTTTAAAAAATCTAAATGACCTGACCAACCTGAAGCTATAATAGGTTTACCTGTTGTGGAAAATTCTAATAGGGGTCTACCAAATCCTTCTCCTTTAGTAGTTGAAACCATAGCTTTTACTTTAGAATGATTATATAATTCATTCATTTCGTTATCAGTAAAATCACCATTTAATAGGTAAATATTAGGAAGATTTTTAGAATTTATACTACGCTTAATTTTAGCAATATTGTGTAATATATCTTCTCTACTTATATATGAAGAAGTTCCTTTTGATGCTTTTAAAATAAGAGCAGGTTTTGAACCTTTAATATCTTTAAAAGTTTCATAAAATTCTTTTACTAAAACTCCTACATTTTTTCTATCATGTCCAAAACTTCCTTGCATCCAGTGTCCTACAAATAAATAACAAAAAGATTCTTTGATATCTGACAAATCAATGTTTTTAGGAAGGGATTTATCTATAACTTTATAAGTATTTAAATCAACACCTTCAAATATAACTTCTATTGGTTTTTCTAATTTAACTTGTCCTATACTTTGATTTGTTCTTTGATCTTTTTTTTCAAAAACAGATTTTTCAAATACAGTTTTAGCATGGTTTGAAGAAACCCAATTTAGATCCATTCTATTTAACCCTTCAACCCATTCTGGTTTTGTTTGATCTGATTCTATTCCTGCTGTTACTCCAATATTAAATTTACCTATAGGAGCAAATTCATTTGGTATAGTAATCTGCATCCAGTAATCAACTGGGGTTTGTTGCCATTCTCTTTTAGCTAAATAATTAAGTAAAAAAGTCCATTCTGGGTGTTCATTACAAAACCCCCATGAAGTATCTCCCCATCTTTGTGATAATAATTCAATTTGATATTTATCACTCTTAATTAAGGATTTAATAATGTCACGAGAACGTGCTCCATATCCACTATAAGTGTCAAAAGGGGATGATATTACAAATCTTGGTTTATTCATTAATATGTTATTTTATGAGTTAAAAAATTTCCTTTATATTCATTAGCATTAATCAATTCATATTTTTCTCTAGGTTTAAAGGTACTAAATAATTCATTAAATGCTTCCATTACTCTATCTGATTGGTAATCAGAGGTAAAACCTGCTTCACTACTTAAAGCCCATTCTCTACCTTTTAAACCTCTTGTTTTACGTTCTTCACTACTTAAGGCATATACTTCTTTAATTCTTTCACAAGCATCTTCCCATCTACATCTANNAGGAGAACCTTGTATTGATCTTGAAGATGGGTAAACGGGGAATGCCCATTCTCCATGTTCTTTATATGTACCTCTATGATTAGATGGGATATCAGGACTAGGTGTAAACCATTCTCCGTTTTTATCTACAAATCTCATTTGATCTTGCATACCACCTGTAGTATTAGCTATAATAGGTGTTCCTGCTAATATTGCTTCTGTAATAGTTAAACCCCAACCTTCATTTGAAGTTAATAAAATTTGAACATCTGCTATATTGTAAAGATAATTTAATTGGATTTCTGAAAATTTATTGTCTAATATAATACAATTATCAAAATAGTTTTCTCCTAAAATATATTCCCTAACTTTATCTAAATCTGTACCAGCATCAGTAACTATTTCAGTTTTTAATATAAGCTTACATTTTTTAGCTTTTTCTTTAGGTAATGAATCTAAAAAGGATCTAAATGCTAATATTGTATCTGGGATTTGTTTTCTTCTAATATTCCTAGAATTAAATAACACTACAAACTCTGGAGTTTCACCTCTAAATAATTCCTTTTTAAAAGTCTTAAATTCTTCTGTTTCTTCAGTTAGAGGAAAGAAGATATTTGGATTTTTACCATGAGGAATATACTTTATAACTTTTTTATCTGCTTTATCTCCTAATACTATCTTATTAATATTAACTGTTTGTTTTGATATACCCATTAGCAAATCACAAGCTTCATAGTATGGTTTATTATACATTGGGGCAGGATAATCATCCCAAATATTTAAATAAGCAATAGGAATTTTTTTACGAATTTCTTGTTCCATATTGAATATGTAAGTAAAATATCTAGGGTCAGTAAATAACATAATAGCATCTGGTTTTTCTATATTAATTACTTCTCTTAATATTCTAGAATCACCATATCCATCAGTTGGATATAAAATTACAGATGAATCATCTATATTTGCTTCCTTATTAGTACTTGGGGATAAATCTAATCTTTTTCCTTTATCTGGATGTTTTATAGCACCCGCCATTTGTACCCAATTAAAGTGATGGGCTGTACCACATACTATTTCTTTTGCTACTGTTGCTACACCCGAATGTACTCTAACATCATCACAAATTAATAATATTTTTTTTCTTTTATCCTTAGGGATATGTTTAAAATCTTTATTCATAGTATTTTAATTCGAGATTAATTTGATTAGTAATTTGTTTACGAAAATCTTCATCTGTAAGATACAAAAACAAAGCACGGTCAGCTAGTTTTTGGAAAGAAAATTTACGTTTTACACATTCAATTTTAAAATTCTCGAATAAATCGCTTTTGACTTTAACACTAGTTAGTGTCATTTGTTTTTTATTTGTCATAGTCTTTATTTATTAAAACATTATTTATTATATATACATATGTATGAACCTACGAAAAATGTTGTTTGGCTCCACATAATTCTTTATCTTCTCCATAAGGGCAAAAATTACAATTCCATTTAGAAGGAGATTTAGGATAATCTGCTTCTTTTATTTTACCATTTGAATTAAAACATTCGTTAATAAAATCATTAATAGCATTTTTTGCTCTTGATAGTTTAATTTTACCACTTGGTGGTGTAAATTGTTGTACCCTATAAGCTTGATATGGTGACATAAGCTTTTCATCATCAGGATCTAATACCTTTCTTTTAAGAATAAAAAACTCAATTTCAATCTTATCTAAAGGTATATTGTATTGTTCTGAAAAATATTGTTTATAGAGTAATAGTTGGAATTGTTTATTTTCATCTTTTTTAGAATAATCATTCCATCCACTAGTACTTGTTTTTATGTCGATTATTTTGAATGTATCTGTTGTTTCACAATATGTTACAACATCAAGATACCCCATATATAATACGTTATTTAACATTTTATTTGGTGCTACTACAATTGGTATTTCACATCCAACTAAATAAGTACCCTTTTTACTAAAATATCTGCTACGTTTTTTCTTAAACCATTCTAAAATAGATACCCCATCTTCAAAAAATTCTCGCATTTCAACAGCATCAGAAAAATGAGAATCATTATTCTTTTTATATTGTACTTGATATTCACTTATATATCGACCTTGAAAATCTTCTTTTAAATCAATATCTCTATCAGCAGCAGCAAATGATTTTTCATAAGCATAATCTAAATAATACTGCATTGATTCATGCATGGCAGTCCCAAAAACAGTATGTATAGAAGATGTAAACCTTTTAATTTTATCTTTATACTGAAGTTTCCATCTATGAGGGCATCCTCTAAATATGGACATCTGGGAATATGATATATTCTTTTGATATGCATAATTAATAGGTGGTGGGGGATTATTTCTAATCTCTTTTACTATTTTTGGGAGTTTTTTAGCCAAACTATTTTTTCCATTTATCTCGACCTACTAAAAGACCGATTATTCCATAATTGGCAATGTCGATAAATGTATCTTGTATACCTTCACCTTCAACAAAGGATCTACCATTAATTAACAAGTTTTTTAAACGTGATATTTTATCAGTTAATCTAATACATAACCCAGTTAATGAAAATTGTTTATCATCGCTATTATTAACGATATCTCCACCTAAAGCAATGTTATTTAACCCATAATCCATATGTTTACGAGCAAACATTTCATACATTTCTTTTTGAATTTGTTTAAATTCTTTAGATAATTCTGGGTATTCTTTTTCAAATACTTTTACATCTAATTTTGATCCTGATTTGGCATTCATAATTTCTCTATCGCTCATAAATTTTTCTAATTGGACAGCATTGGAAGTAAAATGTCCTCCGCTATTAATTTTATTTTCTAAACTTTCCATGTATTTTTTAACTGAATCACCCATTTAATAGTCCTTTGGTATTAAAATATTTATCTAAAGTTGATAATCTATCATCGGCATCTACTAACATAACAAGTGCTTCTTCAGCATTCTTATAGAAATCTTCTGTTGAATGATCTCCAATACCGACTGCTTTATTACCTAATAGTTCAAGGGACAAAAGTGCTTTTGCTTTATCTGCTTGTGCAGATGTACGTAACATATTTACTAATTTACTCATTTTATTATTTTAGTTATTTCTTTTTTATCTAATCCTCTATTGGTTAATATACGATTTATTTCTGGGGTATCCAATATATTTATATATTCTTTTGCTTCTTTAGAGGAACATTCAAAATAATTTTTAATATGATCTATTAAGTCTTTATTAGGTTGTTTTACTTTAGACTTAATATATTTACTCCACTTATTATTTTTAGGAATAAATTCTCTATATATATTATAAATTATTCTTTTTTCCTGTGGAGGAAAATCTTGAACATAATTTACAATTTCTAAATAATCGGGATTCATAGATAAAAATCTATGGATCATATAACTATTCCAAACCTCCCAATCTTTATCCGTAAAGGATTCAACTGAGGGTTTGGTGGAGTTAATTGCTTTTAACCAATCAAAGATGTTTTTCAAATCTAGTCTATTAATTCGTCAGCTAATTCTTCTCTTAATTCTTTTGGAACTGATGATTTTAGAATCTTTTTAGTTGAGGGGTCATAAAAAACAGGAATTGGAAGTAGGGCATCTTCATCTGTACCCATTACAAATTTAGATACTGTTCTTAATACTACTCCTTGTTGAAATACAAAACCTTCATCAGAATTTTTGATAGCTGTAGTGTTTTTTAAGTCGATAGGGGGTCCTTGTTGTGGTGCTTGTTGCATAATTATTTATTATTTATTAAGTTTTGAATTAACGACATTGTATTTATTTCCTTGTCGATTCGGAAATTTGCTTTATATTGATGTTCATTTATTAAAATAGATGCTGTTCCTTCTTTACCTGGTAAGTATTCAGATGCACGTTCGTATAATGCTTTAAATAACTCATCAAAATCATCTACATTAGCATCAGCTATAATTTGACGAATATCATTAAATTTAGATTTATTTGATAATGCTTTAATTACTTTATCTATATAATTAGATGATACTAATACTGATTGATCTAATTTCAATGTATTATCTTGTGTAGATAATTGTATAGTATTAATACATTTACGTAAATCAGGATAATATTGGTTAACTAAGGGTACTAAATCATTTATATCATGTTCAATTGACTCTTGTTGTAAAATCCAATTTAAATGTTTTGCAACATCTTTTTTAGTTGGAGGTACAATTTTAAGTACTTGACATCTAGATTGTAAAGGATCAATAATACGCTCTACAAAATTACAAGTCATAATAAACCTTGTCGTACGCGAGAAAGTTTCGATGATATTACGAAGTGAAGCTTGCGCTTGGATAGTAAGAAAATCAGCTTCATCCAAAATGACCACTTTAAGTGGTTTAAAAGAAGCAACGCTCGCAAAGCCTTGAACTTTATCACGAATCGTCTCAATCCCTCTTTCATCAGAGGCGTTAATATAAAGATGATCGCAATCAAGATTTTGAATACAAAGTTTTGCCAAAGTAGTTTTTCCTGTACCAGCGGGTCCATAAAATATTAAATTTTGAATATCATTCTGGTCTAAATATTTAGAAATAGACTTCTTGATATTTTCGTTTCCAACATAATTTTCTAATTTAGATGGTCTATATTTTTCTACTAATAAACTATTCTCCGTACTCGCCATATAATGAATATTTCTTTTCTGGTTCTGGTGTTACTTCTGTTTCTTTAGAATCAATTGCATATAAACTACTTTTTAGAGGTTCTAACCTATAGCTACCTTTAAATCCCGTTTTAATCATATATGCTTCTAAAGCATCAGTTAAAGTTTTATGTACAGGACCATCTGGTTCATTTGCAACTAATCTCCATTTATCGCCCGGAGGAACTCTCCGAGCGATTAGGATATTTTTTTCTTCAATCTTTGTAGCCATAATATACGAAACTATTTTGACTCAGCCACAGATGCTTTTTTATAATCTGTAATTACTCTTTTAATAGCTTGTGCTGCTTTTCTAGCTCGTCCTTGACTTGCTTTAGTAGTTCCATCGTTTTCTGCTGCTAAGATATTGAAATTTTCTTCAATGATCTCAAAAATTTCTTGTTTTGTACTTTTTTTATATTTATTAATTATTAATAAATATATTATACCACTCATTGAGCAGACTTGTTGTTTTTTTT